TAAATATTAAAGGAACTTTAGAACCTATAGCTCCTTTGAGTCAAATAAAAATAATTGCATTTAAAGAAAAGAATGAATGGACTCTTGAAACTAAATATAACATAGGAAAAAAACGAGAGGCCTAATATTGGAAAAGTTTAAGTCATTCATTACAGAGGAAGAAAAACCATATAAACTTGTTGTATTTAACAATACACAAGAAAGTGTTCGTGATGTTGGTGAAAAAGAAAGAGCAGAATTTGATTTAATTAACAATTCTGCTAAAAAACTTGGTATTGAAGTATTTAATGTTGAGTATACTGGATTTTTTATTTCTGAAAAAGATGGCAAAACTTTTTTAAATTCTTTGGACTTTGATGAAAATGGTAGAGCTATTAAACCAACTGAAGATGGTAAAACAGTATATCAAAAACCATTTCAAGTTGACTCTGAAAATACTTTACTTTTACCAAGAGGTTTAGGAACTTATGGTTATACAGCAAATCGTAGATGGGTAGACATTATAAAAATTTTAGAAGATAAGGGTTTTAAAACAATACCATCTATAGAAAATTGGAATTTATGTTCTAGTAAATATTATTGTGACCAATTGTTTAGGTCAAATGGATTAAGAACTCCAAAAACAATTCCTTTATCTTATTCAGATGACTCAGAAAGAGCTGTAAAAGAAAATGGATTAAAATTTCCATTAATATTAAAATCTTCTAGTGGAAGTCAAACTGGTGTTGGTGTAATGATAATTGAAAGTTTTCGTTCTTTACATCCAACAGTACAAATGATTAATTTTCTAGCACCTAATATAGATTTACTACTTCAAGAATATATAAAAATAGAATATGATATAAGAGTTCTAGTTGTAAATGGAAAAGTATTAGCTGCAATGAAAAGAAATGTTATGGATGGTGATATTAGAAGTAATGCTTCTCTAGGTGCTACTACAGAATCTATGGAACTTACTGATAAAGAAATACAAACATCACTTAAAGTTTCAGAATTAGTAAAAGGGGATATAGTTGGGGTAGATTTATTACCAGCAAAAGATAGAGAGAAAGAACAACCATACGTTCTTGAAGTAAATGGAACGCCTGGTTTTGGTGGTATTGAAAAAATCACAAAAGGTAAAAGTATTACAACTGAAATACTTAAAACATATATGAACAGAGATAATTGGAGTTGATTATGAAATTATATTTTATTGTAGGAACATTAGTAGCAGTTTATTTGTTTGTTTTTGGACTAGGAATATTTAAAAATGTAGAAGCAGGTGAATGGAATGACAAACCAGTTATGTGTGAACAAAAAGAGATTGTATTAGATACAATAAGAAGTAAAGGTGAGTTACCTTTAATAACTGGAATACAAAGTACAAAGGTTCGTGATACAGATGGATTATCAGATATTCCAGCACACACAGCATTACAGATATTTGTAAATCACCAAACAAAAACATTTAGTATATTAGAATATCATCCATCATACAATAGTATTTGTATTATTGCATATGGTGATGATTGGAAAACAGTAGGAGAAAAATTATGAGCTGTATTAAACATCAAATGATAGATGCATTGAGAACAAAGTATGAGGGTGATTATAAAATCGCACACTCCACACTAAACATCTATATGGACAAACCAGTTGCGATAGGCGAGCATCCACAACACGCTGAAGAAATGGATAAACTAGTTACTGCAATGGCAGATGCACAAGATAAGATTGATATCTTAGATGCAGAGTATTCACTAGATGTTGAGAAAAAATTATTATCTGAATAAAATATGGAGTAAGTATGGTGGAAGATTTGAGAATGGAAATGCCTAGAGAGGGTTTGGTACGACAAGAACTTATCTCTTATGAAAAAGAAAATGGTGTCTTTATTAAAAGAACAACAGTTCGTACTTATAAAGAAGATGGAGATTATCAAGACCATTATTTTTCAGAGCCTTTAACATGAAGACACAGATAATTAAGAACTGTTGTTCTACAAGTTATCTTGGTATGATGAAATTACAGGCAGAGCAAAGTGAAAACTGGACATTTAAATTTCCTTTAAATACAGAAAAACATATACCAATAGAAGAAAAGTTTCCTAAGTTATCTTTGATGACAACTGAAGTTGTAAAAGAAAATGCAGTACTTGCTGGACTTGCAATGGGATTACTTATTCAGATATGGGAAAAATCACATAGAGCATTTTTCTTACCAGAGATTACATGGTGTGGAATATCTATAAAAGATTCTACAAGAGAAGATAATCTACATTATGATTATAAGCCTGGTAGTGGTAAGGTAAAGATTTTAGGAACACTAAATTCTGATTGGGATACAGAAAAGATGGGTGGTGGATTTACACATGGAGATCAAGTATATTCAGTAAACCCAACAGATTTTATTATATTTGATGCATCTGTTCCACACAGAGCAGATAATATTTTGACAAACAAAAAAAGATTTGCAATTGATTATACAGTAAAAGGGGTTTGATATGGGATTGATGATTGATGGAAAACCAGCAGGAGATAAGAAAAGCACTATTATTAATGGAACAGTACAAGCAGATGGTATTGTTAAAAAAGGTGTAGATACTACTAAAAGAATTAAAATATTAAAAACTAACATAGGCCCTATGTTCTTAGAGTTTTTGAGATATCAGTTTCAACAGTCAGAATTTTGGTCATTTAAATATCCATTAAACTCTCACTTTAGTAAAAGACATCCAAAACTTACAATCATTGATGGAACAACACAACCACCACCAGTTGAAAGACTTGCTGGATTGTCAATGGCATTATTTACTTTACTATATGAACAAGGATTAAGTACACTCGTATATCCAGACATATTATGGTGTGGTGCAGCTATCAAAGATAGACATAGACAAGATAATATTCACACCGACCATGAAGATGATATTCCTAAAGATTGGAAAGTATTAAAAGTACTTGGTTGTCTTAACTCTGATTGGAAAGAAGAATGGGGTGGTGGTTTTACTTGGAACGATAATAAGTATTATGCAGCGCCTGGTTCATTCTATGTGTTTGATCCTCTTATTCCTCATGCAGCCTCTGATATCTTCTGTGATGAGAAAAGAATTGCAATAGATTTCACATTAAGAGCATTACCAGAGAAAAAATAGTTGACATACTACAAGTTCTATGTTATATAAATAGTATAAACTATATGCAAATGGAGAACTTGAATGTTAAGAAAGTATGTTCGTCAACTAAATCCTATTCAAGAAAATAAAATTACACCAATAAATAGGGTTCAATCTTTTTTACAAGAGGGAAAACTGACTCCAGCTGAAGTAATTAAATATGACAAACGTATTGACTTATTCATACAAAAACTTAAAGCAAGTGACCCATTTGAATTAGATGCTGGTGGTACTGTAACACTTAAATATAATCCAGAATTAGAAAAAGCAGTTAAAGATGCTGATACTGCAAAAATGAAATCTATTGGTCTTACTACACATGATGGTAAACCTTTAGCTTGGGGTAAACTATTAAAATCTAATGAGTTTGGTGGTGGAACTACTGGTTCTGGTGCTGGTGCATCTGGTACAAAAACTGCTGAATCTGGACAATGTGTATATCTTCAAGCGATTTGGAATAATCCTAAAACAAATTTTAATGATGCTGAATTGTCTTCAGCATACTCTCAAGTATTTGTTGATGAAACTTTAGATAAAATTCTAGATTTAACTGATGAGTGGAAATTATCATCAAAATTAATTGCACAAACATTATACAGAGCATTAAGTAAAAGAAAGTATACATTTCATAGAGGTTCAGATAAATTTGTAAAAGGAGTCATTGAGGCTGCTTTTAAGAAATCAAATGATCCATTTTTTCCAGATATTAATAAATGGAATCCTGCTGATATATGGATGGTAGATGAAACATCTTTAAGTAAATATGATTTTAGTAGTGTAGAGGGTTTGCCTTACCTAAACGAAATAATGTTAAAAGCATTTCAGGCTAGAGATATTATTGGTGTATCTCTTAAAAAGACAAGTAATGTTAAACTCACTTCAATTAATTATAGAAAACCTTTACCGACACCAAAATTTACAAAAGCTGTTTATGCAAAAAGAGATTACTTTAAATCTAAAGATGTTTACATTTTTGGTGCTGGTGGACTTGAAATCCAGTTTAGAACATTTCCTGCTTTTCAAGGTGAGATAATTGGTAAAACAGCAAAACATGGAAAAATAAGTGGAGATGGTGGCCCTACTGGCCCAATTGGTATTGTTATGAAACAAGTTGGTGCTGAACCAATACCAGCAAGAAAAGAAATTACTGCAATGATTCGTAAAGAAAGAAATAAGTTTTTTGATTTATTTTATAATGAATATGTTCGTTCTGGTGGTAAAATTAAGAAAGAAGAATTTATTAAAAATTATAGTAAGAAAGATACTGGATATATTGAGTCTAAATATCTTGGTACTCTTATGTTAAATAACTTAAAAGGTAGAGAACAAAAGTTTTTATCACTTGCATTTGCTTATGCAAAATCGTCAGTTCAAGGTAAATCTTGTGTTCACTTAAAGGCATACTAATGATTAGTTTCAAACAATTAAATGAAGATAAGGCTGGAAAGAATTTACATCTAGAACACATTGAAGATGAAATCATCAACAATGGTGTGCCAGGTGGTAGAGCTGCAATTAACTTCCTACAATCTCTAAGAGATATGTTGGCAGGAAATGCTCGTTCCAGTATTAATATGACAGTCAAATGGGATGGTGCTCCAGCAATCTTTGCTGGTATCGACCCCTCTGATGGAAAGTTCTTTGTTGCAAAGAAGTCGGTATTCAACATCAACCCAAAACTGTATAAGACAGCAAAGGAGATAGATGATGACCTCAAAGGAGCACTTGTCGAAAAATTCAAAGTCGCACTCGCAGAGTTCTCGAAACTCGGAATCAAGTCCGTTATACAAGGCGACCTTATGTTCACAAATGATGTGGAGTCAACCACAATCGAAGGTACTAAGTACTACACTTTTCAGCCTAATACAATTGTCTATGCTGTGCCTGTTGATAGTGATCTTGGTAGGGTTATAGGAAAAGCGAAAGTTGGTATTGTATGGCACACAACATATTCTGGAAATAAACTAGAAGACATGACTGCATCTTTTGGTGTCGATATATCTGGACTAAAGAAAACTCCAAGTATATGGATGGATGATGCAACATATAAAGATGCATCTGGTACTGCAACATTTAATGCAAAAGAAACTGCTGTCGTTACTGGACTACTTTCACAAACTGGTAAGACTTTCCAAAAAATAAGCGCACCTATGTTAACTAAGTTTATGAAACTACAAGAAAGTATGCAAGGTGCGATTGTTGGTGCTAAACTATCAACATATAATAATAGTAAAGTTCGTCAAGGTCAAAAGATTAGTAATCCTAAAGCTCATGCAAAAGGATATGAAACTTGGGTTGAACAATCTATTCAAAAACAAATAGATAAAGCAAAAAGTGCCAAAGGAAAAGATAAATACAAGAACATACAGAAAGAATATGTAAGAGAAGTTAAGAAACACACTAACAACTTAGCTAATATTATTACTTTCCAAAACCTATTAGTTGATGCAAAAATGGAAATTGTAAAAAAACTAAATAGTGTTAAGGGTTTGACGGATACGTTCATCAAGACCTCAAATGGATTTAAAGTAACTAACCCAGAGGGTTATGTTGCAATTGATAGAGTAAGTGGTGGTGCTGTTAAACTAGTGGACAGAATGGAGTTCTCGTTTAACAACTTTACTGCAATCAAGGCATGGGATAAATGATAAAATTTTCAGAACTATACTCACAAATAGATGAGTTAAAAGTAATCAGTAAGGCTCAAAGAAAAAAGATGGCTCTTCGTATGAAGAAGATTACCCAATCTTCTGCTTTCAAAAAGAAAGTAGAGAAGTCAAAACTAAAAGTTGCATCCCCAGAAAAAATTAAAGTAAAAGCTGCAAAGTTAGCAAAACAAAAAGTCTTAGATAAGTTTTATCCAAACTATAAAGAAATGGCAGTTGCACAAAGAGTTAAGGTTGACCAAATAGTTGCTCAAAAATATGCTGGTATGATTAACAAGATTGCAATGAAATCTGTTAAGGTTGTAAAAAAGAAAGAGATTGAAAAGGTAAGATCAGCGAGGGATAAATCAGATGCTTAAATTTTATCAAATAAATGAAAAGGCTGGTGATACTGCAATCTTTACTTTCGGTAGATTCAATCCACCAACAACTGGACATGAAAAACTTATAGATGCACTTGCAAGAGAACAATCTAAAAATAGTGGTTCTAAGATGTATGTGTTTCCATCACAATCACAGAATCCAAAGAAAGACCCATTACCATTTGCCCTAAAAGTTGCATACATGAGAAAGATGTTTCCTAAATATGCGAAAAACATTATGGCGAATAAGAAAATCAGAATGGTGTTTGATATTGCAGTAGAATTACATAACAAAGGTCATAGGTCTATTGTTATGGTTGTTGGTTCTGATAGAGTTGCAGAGTTTGATGGTTTACTCAACAAGTATAATGGTGTCAATGGTAGACATGGATACTATGGATTTGATAATATAGAAGTTGTATCTGCTGGAGAAAGAGACCCAGATGCAGAGGGTGTTTCTGGTATGTCTGCATCAAAGATGAGAGCTGCAGCATCTGGTGGAGATTTTGATTCATTTAAAACTGGTGTTCCATCTGGTTTCAAAGATGCACTTAAACTATACAATGATGTTCGTAAAAATATGGGTATTCGTGAAGAAAAAGATATGGGAGAGATGACAGACTTTGAAACT